CCCATCGCTGCCCGGATCTGCTGCATCATTCTCGGATATGACTTTCCCTGCAGTAGACCCGAATGTACCGCCGTTCTGATTCTGTTTCGGGTCGAGGTAGCGAGAGTATTTTTAGATATCAAATCAAGCGGATTGTTCGCTATCGCCTTCATCGTTGCCTCATCCACCACGCCCCAGGACAGCGCTACTTGTGTATGCTGATCGAATGCCCATCCATAGCGGAAGTATGCCTCGTTATACATTTCAGGAGATAGCCGATTTAGCTCACCCGCAACGATCTTATAATTGTCCTTCATGATAGCAGCTATTTCTTTATCAAGGGCATTATAGCGGTTGTACTTGGTCATTTCTGCAAGGGTGAGTTTGCCGTCCTTGTTCTTTAGCTTCTCATATAGCTTGCCCATCTTCTCCCGGATCTCTTTCATCGACTGAGCGTATACTTTGAGTATCCGGCGCTCACTTACCGACATGGTTTTGTTTAGGGCAGCCTGCACCTGCCGGTCGAGACTACTCCAGTCCGTTCTGGGCATCATCTAATCCTGTAAGTATTGCTCCCATTTCTGGCTTGTCCTCCTTGTATTTTTCCGCGAGTTCAGCCGGATTATCGATAAACGACATAAGCCCATAGGCGGTTTCAATCGGCAGCACTTCCATCGCCTTAAGGAGAGTATCCATTTCCATATCGATATCCTTCGGGAATTTGCGAGTGAATGTATACCTGAGAGTCATCGGGTCTATATCGGCCTTTCCCATTTCGCGCCAAAAATCAGTGAGCATTTTAAATTGCCGGTTGTACCCTTTCTTGAATTTCCGCTCGGTAACACTTGCCGACATTTCAAGCCGAAGCAATGCCACCTGCCAGCCGATGACCCGCATATCGCCGCCCTTGTCGTTTGACAGATCAATCGATTTTGAGAACGAATATATATTCCTGCGGATCTCCGCGAGTACCGACTGCACAAACTCTGAAGCCCCGCCGAGATTCTTGCCGACAAATCCTATCTCGCCATCTGCCGGCAAAGTCCATATCCCGGTCTGTTTTAGCTGATCCTCTAATTCCGCATCGAGTACCATCCCCGCCCCCCGCGCCCATAGGTAGGCCATGCGAAGCTGTTCAACCTCGTTTACCGCATCGGAAATAATATCGTTGTAGGCGTCTATCAACTCGATTGCTTTTTCGGGTTCGGCCTTGTCCTCTTCGTTGTTCCGGAATTCGATGATCGGAACACCGTTGAAAAAATGCGGCTGCTGTCCTGTGCCCTTGTACTGGCCTGTACTCGGCATGGTCAGATCCACCTCGAAAATACCGTCTTTGTTTTCCCGGTAGTAGGTGATAAATGCCTGATCGTACCATTCCAGCCGGTAGCGTTCCTTGGTATCAACCTGATTCCCGGCGCCGGTGTTAATCTCGTATTCCTTCATCGTGAAGTACCGCATCCCGAGTGTAGGCTCCTTGAGACTTGCGTCCTTGAAAACCGCAGTCTCCCAAGGTTCGGAGTTCATCAGCGACGCCTCGCCGTCCTCACCGGAAACGTAGAGCAGACGATACATTTTCCCGGTAGCAGCGGCCATTTTAACCAGTTCGGAATTTAGGTCGGGCGTGTTATTTTCCTGAGCGAAGTTCTGCAGGAATTCATTGTCAACGTCGATTTGAGCATCGGTGACCTTCCGCTCATCTATGTCTATCACGATCTCGTTGCCCATGTAGCCGGTTTTCAGATCGACGATATCGCCGTAAAAATCGTTTGGTAATTTCTTGTGTACTTTCTCGTAGTTGGCGAATTCTTTGTTGTATACCGGGACCCCTTCGGAATCCTGCTTGTATCTCAGATACAGACGACTGGTCCGGTGTCCCTCTTTTGTTTCGTGATCTTTTATCAGGTCGTGGAACATTTTAGACACGATCATCATATTGTCGGTCGCTATGGCATTGATAATGTCTCGGGTGGTCTGTGGCATCGTATTACCTCCGGGGTATATAACCCCTGAATCCTGGCTTGATGATAGGCGACGAATTGTGATCAAGTTCTGTTATCATGTATCTTAGAACATCGGGGCCGTCGTCGTCCACCTTCAGCGGCTCTTCTTTGTACGGCTTCCCTTCCTCGTATGGCCGCCACCTATAAGTGCCTATTTGCCGGATCAACTCGGTACACTCATCAAATATTATTACTCGGGGCCGTCCGTCGATCTGTTCTGCCATCCGTTGCGCTGTATATTCGATTCCGAGTTTTACTGCCTTGTTCGCCGGTTTGGTGGGGATGTCATGAGACTCATACTCCAAGCGTTCCTGCGCGTCATGGTCCGAAACCGTCCAGATATACTTCTCGCCCTTATCGGTCACCTTGCCAGCATCATCGAATTTCATGCCGGAGAGTTCTTTGATCTTTTTCGCATGGTCGGTGATCAGGGTGTGTGTCCGGAAATACTCTCGGTAAATGTATAGCCTGCCGTCGGGGTCCACCGCGCCCCATAACATAACAAACGGATGGACGGTTCCGAAGTCGATACCACGGACTCTCTGCCAATCATTCGGGATTTTGAATGGCTTGCAGGTGTGCTTGGTCCGGTCGAAACCTTCATAGATTATGCCCTCGGCAGCTACCCACAAACCTTTGATTCTGCGGTCGTACCACATCCCTGCAGGTGAGGTACGCTTTACCTGCTCGATATATTCGGGGGTAAGGAATTCATTATCAGTCAGAGCGAAATGATGAGACAAGATAAGGAGTTTCCCGTCCTCACTACGTTCGCCGCTGCGGTCGATGAAATCTACTTTCACCGAGTGATAGGGATGGTCCGGGTTCGTATCCCAAAAGATTTTGAATCCGGGGCCGCTGGTTCTTTGGAATGCCTCGATGATACTGTTCGGATGATGGGTGGTCACCTCGTTGGCATACCATCCATGTGAAGTCATTCCCTGCATAGCCTTGAACGAATTCTCGTTGTCCGTCCCGAAGCAACATATTCGGTGCTGACCCCATGCAAACTGATTATAGTTATTAAGCTGTATCGTCCTACCGCTAGCCTCTTCCATCGGGGCGATAACATTACGCTCGATAGATCCAATAGTCCGGCCGGTGAGGATAAAAGACCTTGTAGGTTTCGGGAATCTGGCAACATGCGCCATGAATAAAAGATTATTAAGAAATGTTTTCCCGCTACGCACCGCACCTTCCATGATTAGGTGCTGCGGGTCGAGGCGGTTGTATTGGTCGAGTATTATCGCCTGCCGTCGAGTGAACGACTTAGGTTCAGTGATTCCCGGCATCTTCTGGCAGCTTGAATGTCGCCATAGCCTCGGCGAATTTTATGAGAGGATCATTGTCCATGTCGATTTCGATTTCCTGTTTATCCCGCCAGCGGTCCGGCCTGCGATTCTTCAGCCAGAAAATCTGTGCCGCTACGTTGGGAGCAAGGTGCCGGCGCGTAAGGTGTGTTCGGATTGTTTTTTCAATGAACTTGCCGGGGTTGTCGGGATCTTCTACCGGCTCTCGGTCCTGGACAATCTCATCGAACGTAGACCCGAGCGCGGTCCGCAGCAGCGCCGCCTCGACCTTATCGTCCGGTTCCTCTTTGCCCTTGGTGAGCGCATCGGCGAATTCAGGATGGTCGGTTTTCCACTTATGGAATGTAGACTCGGCGATCCCGATATACTTCGCCATATCCTTGTCGATCATGCCGCACCGTGCCATGAGTTCGGCTAATATGGGAACGTAGTTTTTACTGTATTTACTCGGTCTTGCCATATGCCTTCACCTTCCCGTCCTGGATATCGTATAACTTGGTATGCTTCACGTACCGCTCCTCGGCCTTTTCCTTGATGTGCTTCATGAAATCCTGTTTCTCGGTGTTGTTGGGAAAAACGAATGTCACCATGTAATCATCTTTCTCGACTTCGAAAGTATCGCCTTCCTCATTCCCGGCAGCAACATCGTCACGGTGCTTTTTCTTCGCCTCTTTGAGTTTGTCAATTTCCCGCATCCTTTCAACTTCGTCCTTAACTTCTTCCTGCTGCTCAAATGCGGTAAATACATCCCCTTCCAGTTCAGTATCGGCAAAAATCAGGTCCATGTCATATTTATCGAAACCGAGATCCTTTTCGAAATCTATCTCGGGCCAGTCAATTTTAATCTCTGCCAGTTTATCAGTATCCCATTCGCCCATAGCCGAAGGGTTGTTGAGAATTACATTCGCCTTGACTTCTTCCTCTTTTGATAATTCGACAACGGCAACGGTGAGTTCATAATCAGTTTTTCGGAGAAGGGTATCCATCTGTTCCAGGCGCTGATGTCCGGCAACTATGTTTCCCGTTGCCTTATTCCACACGATAGGAGAGAGCGCGCCGTGCGTCCTGATAGAATCCCGGAGTTTC